GTTTCCCAGTCACGATCTTTTTCGGCGTTTGCGTGTTTTTTCATGAATCCTCTATGGTGATTTATCCCCGCTGACGCGGGGAACTTAAATCTTTCTTATTCAGCGTTGTGCCAGTCTCCGTTTTCCCCGACAGCTCGTTTAATATCAAGAACTCTGTTGATAATTTCGTCCTGGGTTTCCCAGTCATCTGCGGAAACCTCAAAACTACCGGGACCACTGACATCCAGGCTGACATTCACATTCGCGTCAGGGTACTCAGCCTCAATTTTGCTCTGTAATTCAGCGATGTAAAGCGCCGCTTCCTGTTCTGTTGTTTCCCAACCCATGCTGGTGAATTCGATTGCGAGATTGATAGTGGTAGTCATTTTAATTCCCTTTTACTCGGGAGTCCGTCCCGGCGGTGGTTGGCTTGATTGCCTTCCATGTGAGTTACAATACTCCCACTTAATTTGTTTTGCAAGCAAAACAATAATTTTATTTTATTTATTTTCTGCAAACTCCATCGTTACCTCATCCGTGCGTTGTCGTTAAATCCAGCGGTGGAGTTTGCATAAAACAGAGCAGTACTCCATTCCCCTGTATCAGGGGGGTTTTTATTGCCCGGAGAACCGATGAGCATCCTCAGCCTCAACACAGCAGATATATTCAACGCGATCGGTGGCGGCTCTCCGCTCTCCATAATCGACAGCGTTCTCCACCCTCAGTATGTGATCCGCAATAGCAAAACAAACGCAGTGGCGCTTGAGTTTAGCGGAATGGCATCTATTCAACCTGGCGGACGGGCGCAGATAACCAACGCTCCGGTGGAGAATGGTAAATACCAGTCAATCAACAAGGTGAAAGAGCCCTCTCTTGTCAGGTGCGAGATCATCATTACTGGCCTGACTGGGCTGACTGGCAGCATACCAAACATTTTCGATCTGACTTTCACCAGTCAAAGCAGCACTCTTGAAACTATCAAAACAATGCTGGAAACGGCAAACACATATGACATCGAAACGCCGAAAGAAACGCTGCAGAGTTATGACCTTGTTGATCACGATTACAACGTAAATTCTCAGCGCGGCGTATCCATGCTGACGGTGTATCTGGTGTTTCAGGAGGTTATGCAGCAGATGGAGGTTGTTCTCTCTGGCTCACAGTCGAACAGTAAGCCAACTAACGATGAAATCAGCCAGGGTGTAACAGGAACCGGCTCCGCTACGAAAGATGCTGGCTCTACACCCTCGACAGTCGATGAGCTAGGTAAATCATGGTCATCTTTAAAAACGTCTGTGGGCGATATTGCCGGGAAGGCAACAAATGCCATTACAACCGGCTTTCAGAGTGCATTGGACACCGTTTCAAAGCCAGTTCTTGACGTAACCAACAGCGCAACGCAGAAAGCTGCGGAGCTGGCCAAGGAAATAAACGAGAACATCACATGAGAACTGTTTCCCTTGTTCCTCAGAAGTCGCAATCCGTATCTGTAAACTTAGCCGGGCAGCAATGCACTATCCGTTTAATTCAGCGTGAAAGTTTCATGTATATGGACTTAACGGTTAACGGCAACCCAATCATGCAGGGCGTACCGTGTTTATACGGTAACCGGATGGTCAGATATACCTATCTTGGCTTCGTAGGCGACCTGGTCTTCCTGGATAACGTAGGCCAAAAAGACCCGTACTGGGAAGGGCTGGGAAGCAGATACATTCTTTACTACATAGAGGAGAGCGAGCTTGTATAGTAAACGATCTCTCCGCTTTGAGTTTGTTAACGAAACATCTTCATTCGATGAGTCTGGCAATAACACCATTTCCATCAGCGAAGCCCGGGCGGCAGTTTCATTTCAGTCTGCTGGGAATCTGTTCGGGACGCAGATTAACGTAAGCATTTTCGGATTGGGTATTGAGATGCTGGCGGCGTTGTCGTCGAAGGCTATGGGATTATTTGGTAGCGATACTGAGCGGATCAGCATGAAGGTATTTGTCGGTGAAACGGCTATATTCGCTGGTTACATGACATCATCCATCGCGAACATGAATGCAATACCAAATGCCGCATTGATGATTACAGCCACGGCAAACGCAGACCTGCAGAACAAACCCGCATCACCATTCTCGTTTAATGGTGCAACTCCAGTTCCTGACATCATTAACGCAATCTGTAACGCAGCAGGGTACAAGGCATACATCACCGGACTCGATGGTCTGGTGGTTACCAACCCTCATTATGAAGGAAGCATTTTCACTCAGTTAGAGTCGCTCTGTAACGATGTTAATGTGGCGATGTCCGTTGCTCCGCCATCAATTTCTTTCTGGCCGCAGGATAGTACCAAGGATGATGTAATGCCGTTTATCTCCCCGGAATACGGGCTCATTGGGTATCCGATATTTTCAAACGGCGGCCTGATGTTTCAGACTCAATTCTCAACGCTGCTAACCACCGGAAGAAACGTGCAGATAGAGACATCACTGCCTCATGCCAGCGGAGTTTACAAGTTGACCAGCGTTAACCATGAACTGTCATCATGGATGAATGATGGTCCATGGCATTCAATATGCATCGCTTACAGAGTGCAGGGAGAGGGCGGAAATGGCTGAAAACTTATTCACACCGACGAGTGCGCAAGTAAATGAACCCGAATCGCTGAAATTCACATTTGAAAGGCTCCTGTCAGGTGCCTTTTTTATTGAGCTTGTGAAAGTACAGGCTGTGAGAGGGGCCGCCCCTAATCTTGTTGTGGATGCAATTCCACTGGTTACGCGAACGGATCAGAGCGGGGCGATGATTCAGAACTCGACAATATTCAATATTCCGGTCTTTCGTCTGCAGCGGGGAAGCAGTGCAATCATCATGAATCCCGTTGCGGGAGACATTGGAATGATCGCCATATGCGACAGAGACACAACACTGGTGCGAGCAAACCGTAAAGAATCGGTACCCGGCAGCGGCAGAAAGCACAGTAAATCTGATGCGTTATATCTTGGCGGATTTCTCAACAATCAGCCTGCTGAATACGTGGAGTTCACTAGCTCAGGAATCAATATAAAGTCGCCAGGATCCGTGAATATCAACGGTCTGAAAATTCTTCCTGATGGTCGATTGCAGTTAGTAGACGGAAGCATTGTTGATGCACACACGCATGGTGGTGTATTGCCGGGTGGAAGTAATACAGCGCCTTTGGAGCCATAAATGACATACAGAACCATGCAATTAGACACATCAACGTGGGATTTGACTCTGGACGGAAACGGTAATCTGGCAATCGCCAATGAATCGTATTCTGTGGCGCAGGACGTTGCCAGCGCATGCCTGGTGTTCTCTGGTGAATGCTACTACGACAACACACTTGGTATTCCGTGGAAAACTGAGGTTCTTGGTAAGCGTCCGTCACCGGGATTCATTGCACAGAAGATGCAGGCGGAGGCGCTCAAATTGCCAATCGTTGATCAGGCTCTGGCGTCCGTATTATTCGATAAAAACACCCGCACAACTCGCGGCACTATCCGCGTCACAGACATCAACGGGAATATTGCACAGGCCACTTTATGACGACATTAAATACAGCCGTTCCGGATGTCACCATTACCGAGAATGGCCTGCTGGTACCGGATGTATCTGACGTTCTCGCCGGTCGACTAACTGACATGTCGGCGGCACTCGGCGGTGGGGCAAGTCAGTCTCTTAGCTCACCTCAGGGGCAGATCGCACAGTCCGATACAGAGATTATCGCACAGGTGTCTGACAAGCTGCTTTGCCTGTTTAATCAGGTTAACCCTGACTACGCAACGGGTAGATTTCAGGACGGCATCGGGCAGATTTACTTCATGGACAGGATATCCGCTCAGGGTACGGTTGTTACTGCGACGTGCATTGGTCAGGTCGGCACCACAATACCAGCAGGAAGTACCGCCATTGATACCAATGGATATATATACCGATCTATCGACATAGCAACAATACCACCTTCGGGAAGCATTGATGTTCAGTTTGTGAATAACACAACCGGACCAATACCCTGTGCAGCAGGCGCATTAAATCAGATTTACCGGGCGGTATCGGGATGGGATGCGATCACAAACGTTAGCCCCGGCGTAGTAGGGGTGGATGTTGAATCACGCATTGCGTTTGAAACTCGCCGCAAACAATCGGTAGCGAGAAAAAGTCGCAACCAGGACGCATCTACTTTGGCGGCACTGCTCGCCACCAATGGTGTTCTTGATGCCTATGTCTGGTCAAACAGAACTGCATCCACGGTAAACAAGGGAACGACTAACTTTCCGGTACTGGCGAACTCTCTTTACATCTGTGTCTATGGCGGCACTGATGAGGACGTGGCTGAGTCAATTTTCCAGACGTATAACCCGGGCGCAAACCTGAACGGTGATACTACGTACACGGTTTACGATAATGTTAATTATCTTCCGCCATATCCTGAATATGATATGCAATGGCAGAAAGCTACGCCGACGCGGGTTTATTTTAACGTTGAGTTAGACAGCACCATTAATCCTCCGAGTGACATCACATCTCAGGTGAAATCCATGATCGCCAACGTATTCAATGGCGGTTACGAAGGGATAGGGAAGGCAAGGATTGGCTCAACCATTAACGCCGGTAAGTATTACGCGCCGGTTATTTCAATATCACCTGATACTGTTGGTATTTTATCACTTGAAGTTTCCATTGATGGATCAGCCTATGGTCCGGCCATAACAATGGGAATAGACCAGGTTCCAACAATTCAGGAATCAGATATTACCGTAACTCTTTCGTAAGGGGTGAGGCATGTGGGAAGACACAATACTTACCCAATACTCAGCAAGTAAAAAATTACTTTCTATTATAGAAACATTTAATCAGGCCGTAAGTCTTGATGATTTTACCGATGAGTTCATTTCTAAAGTATGGGATTTAACAACATGTGAGACTTTTGGTCTTGATATGTGGGGGAAGATAGTCGGCATAAGCAGATATATAAACGCACCAATTGAGAGTAGTTCTTTTGGTTTCAGTGAAGCTGACGATTCAGACCCAGATTATCCAACGCCATTTAACGAATCTCCTTTTTTTGGGGGAGTCCAGGAAACAACAAACGTCAGGCTTGGGGATGATGCGTACAGAACATTGATATTTTGCAAGGCCTTTACAAATATAAGCATTGCTACAATCCCAGATATAAATAAATTCCTCAAAATTCTCTTTTATCAAAGAGGAAGAGCATATTGCGTAAATTACCGTGACATGACAATAGGGATAACATTCGAGTTTGAACTCGCGCCTTATGAAGAATCAATTCTTACCAATTATGAAGTCACCCCTGTCCCAAGCGGTGTGCTCGTAAACATAAGCCAAATAGTCAGCCCTTATTTTGGGTTTTCATCTGATGCCTACCCATTCAATGACGGCACATTCTACAGAGATTAGATATGAATCGTACAGACGAGCCAACTAAACAACCGAAACCATTTGGGATCAACGGACAACGAGAGGATATCCTCCCAACAACTCCTGCTGGTGACAATACCGCGTCATACGAATCCGGTTTCCCGCCAATTACAATGATTTTGAAATCTGCTGGGGGGTTGCCACCTAAAGGTCAGGATATTAACCAAATACTGTATGAGCTATCGGCGTTGGGGAGGTGGTCAAGTTCAGGTGTAATGAACACTTTTGATTCTTCGTTCGCAACGGCGATTGGTGGATACCCGTCTGGTTCGTTTGTTTTAGGTGATGACCTCAAGACGGTATATCGATGCACGGCCGATGGCAATACAGCAAATCCTAACAGCGTAACCACTGGCTGGACGAAAGTGGCTCAGGATGTAGCTGATATCCTTTCTCTCGGTACTGCGGCATATAGGGACGTAGGAACCGGCACAAACCAGATCCCAGACATGAGTACTTTCACATACTCCACTTCTGGAGGGATCAGTATTTACCGATTTCCTAATAGGATGTGCGTTCAGCGAGGTAATAGCAGCACAGATTCATCGGGTGGTGCTGTTGTTTCGCTACCCGTTGCAATGACTGAGTTTACTCCAATTATTGTTGAGGGACTGGTTAGTAACTGGGCAGGTACAGGGAATGTCTATGATTTCTTTACTGTTTATGGAGCGCAGGGGACCACAACAACCACGTTTCTGGCTAAATCCGCTTCTTATAGAGGCATTGATGGAAAATTCATTGCGCAGGCCACAAACTTCAACTGGATAGCAATAGGGACAATTTAATGAATACGTTTGTATATAGCGCTTCGCAAAATGCATTCTGGTTCTCAGACAGTCCATCCTGGCCGATCGTGACTGGGAAAC